TATACAAGTATGCGTCGATTGACAGTAAAGGTGATTCAGTGGTCGTGCCTCCTGATAAAATAACCAGCATTTAAGGGAGGAATATATGTTCGATGAATACAATCTCAAATCACGTAAGAAGATTTGCTGGAAAAGCTGGAATGCTATTGTAGATGAACAAATAGGCACAGAAGAACTGCTTTTAGAAGAGCTACAGAACGAGCTTGGCGAAATGCAGGAAACTGGCGAAATGCAAATACTCCCATTTGCGGGACTCATTGATCAACAACCCAAAATACTACACACGCCGATGGGTATGTACCACCTAGACTCGCCATTCAAACCGTCCGATAGATGGGACTGTTGGCTTGGCAGCACTAATTTTGATGTTACGCATGGGGTTAAAGAGACGTTATCTAAAGTAAAGGGTGTTGAGGCACTAAAGATATTAGGAAGATACAGCTTCTTCATTGGAATAGCTAGGCTCTTTAGCTTTAAAGAGGTTAGACTAGACATAGAAAAGAAGTTATGCGGATATACAGAAAAGGAATTACTGTCAGACGAACAAACACAAGCGACAGTAAACTTAATTAAGGAACAGCTTGAGAGTACGAAATACTGGTCTATACTAGTTGCTCCTACTGGCAAGGTTGACTATATTGTTTCAGACCATCTAGACCAAGCCTATCTAGACGGATTGAATGAATTATTGGAAACTAAACAGAAACTAGGCGGAATCATTTTGAGAGGTGATCATGGATAATTGCACTACTTACGAAGACTATTGGAAAAGCTCTGACGTTCAAAATATTATGAACAAGGTTGCGAACAGATACAAAAACTCTATCGACCCAGACGACATAGAGTCAATTAAGATGCAAACACTTTGGAGATGTATGGATAAATATGATGCCGATAGAGGCACCAAGTTCACTTCATATCTCTATCAGCAGATTAGCTTTGCTTTTAAAAATAAACTCAAGAAGAAAAGAATGGAATTCAATCGAGATGAAAATTTCGACAAGACTGACATCAGTACCCGTGGACGCATGGAAGTGTTTGACATACTTACCGGCCTAGATCCAGAGCTAAAAGATGTGATTGATAAAAGGTTTTATCATAACATGACAATGGTGGAAATTGGCAAGTCTAATGGGTATAGCAGAGAGACTGCACGTAGAAGACTAAAAAAAGCCATAAAAGTTTGCCAAAAAAATTGCTTAGATTAAATAGTTGCGTATATATAGCTAGGAACTGGATCTTTTTGTGGAATATTGGAAATATCGTTTAATTTTGTTTTTTAATCAACAAGGAGATTATTATGGCAGTTCCGGGTAACACTTCAAACTATTTGAAGAACACCTCTAATGGTACGTTTACAGCCGCTAAAGAAGGCGGTACAATTTTAGGAAACTCTAGCACTGGTGACGTAATTACCAAGGCACTTTCTTTGGCCGACAGTGCCGTAGAAAAAGGCGTTCCGACTGGCCCAGCTAATGTAGAAAATGGTCTGGTAAGAAACATCAAAGCACAAGGTGCGAATGGTACTTTTGCTTGGGATGGAGGAACCGCAGCAGGTTCTAGATTCCCAATGATGGGAGTCAGTACCAGTCTTGGTAACTACGCAAACACCACTATTCAGTCTTCGTCCAGAAGCAAATCGTTCTCATCCAACGACGCCGTTATGCGTGCTCGTAATCAGTATGGTGCTAAGACCGTTACTGCTTTCCGAGCTAACAGATTCAGTTGGACAAGCACTAAATCTCGAAATGATGCTGGTGCTGCTTTGGGTAGTAGAATCAACTGGGTTGCTGCTGCAACAGGTGGTGCTGACAGTGCTTCTGCTCCAGATGCTCTCAACGAGAATTACTGGGATCCAGCCGCTGGCTCAACCTCGGCTAATAGCGACAGTGCCGCTAACCCAACTCGTGCGGTACCGGGTGAACTTGTGATGATGGTTGACTTTGTTGACGCTAATATCAGTACTAGCGGAAACTTCTTCGACTACAAGCCTATCACTGGTATGTAATCCATATTTTCTTGCTGCTCACCGCTTCGGCGGTGAGTAGTTTTTTTTGGATTTAATATAACCATAGGAGATGTCATGAACGAGACTTGGGACTTAATCAGAAACGTGACTGAAGTAATAGGAATGTTTTTTATTCCCGTTCTGGGCTGGGTGCTGTACACTATGGTTCAACATGGAAAGCAAATTATCGTGTTAGAACAAAAGGTAAATGAATCTTTGAATCAACGTATGGGACGTATAGAAAAGCGTGTCGGCGGCATAGAGGATAAGATAGATCAAATGAGCGAAAACGTTACTGAGTGTAAAATGGTTGTTCAGGATAATAAAAATCTACACAACCAGATAAGTCAACAGCTAGGATCTCTGATGTCTAAAGTAGACGGAATGAAAGAGTAATTTAGCTTAATAAAATCGTTTAAATTTTGACCGCCGGTGAATTTTTATTTGCTGGCGGTTTTTCTATTTTTTGGGTTTTATTCGGTTGACAAAAGGACATTTATGGTGTATAATAATCTACATGATTATAACATCGAAGATGGAAGAAAAATATAAATGGAAGTAACAAAAAGAAACGGAAACAAGGAATCGTTCTCCGTAGAAAAAATTCACAAGGTAGTAGAGTGGGCAACAAAAGGAATTAATGGAGTATCCTTTTCAGACATAGAGATGAACGCCAACCTGTCGATTCATGACGGCATAGAGACCTCTAAGATCCACCAGATTTTAATAAAATCCGCAAACGACTTAATATCTACATCAGAGCCTAATTATCAATACGTAGCCTCTAGGTTGTTAAACATGCAGCTCAGAAAAGAGGTGTGGGGCTGTGGAGACGAGCCTACCGATTTTCTGCTGTTCCTGCAAAGAAACGAAGATAATGGTATATATGATCCGCACATCCTTAAAAAATGGAGCGATAAAGATGTAGATCGTTTTGGAAGGTATATAAACCACAGTAGAGACGACCTGTTTACATATGCCGGTCTACAGCAAATGATAGACAAGTATCTAGTTAAAAATCGAAGTACTGGAGTTATATACGAAACACCACAATTCGCATACATGGCAATAGCTATGTGTCTATTTGATTCAGTAGATGAGGTTAAAAAAGCTTATGACTGCTACTCAACGTTCAAAATTAATCTACCCACTCCTATTATGGCTGGTGTTCGCACTAACATTCGTCAATTCGCAAGTTGTGTTTTGGTTGATGTTGACGATAACCTTGACGCTATATTTTCAAGTATTCATGCAGTGGGCAAATACACGGCGAGAAGAGCGGGGATCGGGCTCAACATCGGCAGGATGCGTCCAATTAACTCTCCCATTCGAGGTGGAGAGGTCATCCACACAGGATTGATCCCTTACCTAAAGAACTTTGAGTCGGCTGTTAAGTCAACATCACAGAATGGATTGCGTGGCGGCTCTGCTACGGTACACATACCCTTCTGGCATTACGAGATCGAAGACGTAATGGTTCTAAAAAACAACGCAGGAACAGACGACAATCGTGTCCGTAAGCTGGACTACAGTATCCAGTTCTGTAAGCTGTTCTATGACCGCCTGATAGCCAATGAAGATGTGACTCTATTCAGTCCTGACGAGGCTAAAGGGCTGTATGAAGCATTTGGAGACAATGAAAAGTTTGAGCAGCTATACCTCAAATATGAAAACGCTAGATCTCTGAAATTCAAAAAGAAAGTACCAGCCCGAAAACTGGCTGAAATTTTCGCAAGAGAACGTCTAGAGACGGGTCGAATCTATAGCATGAATATAGACAACGCCAACGAACACGGCTCTTGGTCTGTGCCTGTTTACATGAGTAACTTGTGCCAAGAAATTATTCATCCAACTAAACCGATCAACTCGATAGATGATCCGGACGGTGAAATAGGTATATGCATACTGTCTGCTATTAATCTGCTAGAGCTAAACTCGGATAAAGACATCGAAGACGCTTGCCGAATGGCCGTTAGAACTCTTGAGTCGGTTATAGACTATCAGGATTATCCTGTTTTGGCTGGAGAAAACTTCACTAAAAACAGAAGGTCTTTGGGTATAGGTATAACAAATCTAGCTGGATTCTTGGCTAAGAATAAACTCAAATACGAGGATAACGGGTCGCTAGAGCTTGTTCATGAAATGATGGAGAAGATACAATGGAATCTAATAAGTGCTAGCTGTGAGCTTGCAGAAGAAATAGGGCCATGCGAAAAGTTTAGCGAAACTAAATACGCTCAAGGCCTTCTTCCTATAGACTGGTATAAAAAAGAGGTAGACGAATTAGTTTGGCCTAAATACAACATGGACTGGGAGAGCCTACGTGAACGTGTTAAAGAACATGGGCTGCGTCATTCCACTTTATCTGCTATCATGCCTTGTGAGTCTAGTAGTGTAATACAAAACAGTACTAACGGTATTGAGCCTGTCAGAAGTTTGCTTCTCTATAAGAAGGCTAAAAACGGAGTACTTAAACAAATAGTTCCTAACTACAGAAGAAGAAAAAACTACTATACTTTAGCTTGGGAAATGGAAGACAATAAGGCGATGCTAAATATAGCAGCGGTTATTCAGAAGTTTGTAGACATGAGCATGAGTACGAATCTATACTATAACTATTCTCACTATGCAGACGGAAATGTTCCGCTTAGCGTGATAATAAAAGACCAAATCTACGGATATAAGTACGGACTTAAAAATTTCTATTACGCCAATACTCCCGATGGAGATGGCGACACCGAGAAGGGTATGAACTGCGAATCCGGAGCATGTGCAATATGAAAACTATTTTTAATACCAAGAATGTTGATCCTATGTCTCAGCCTCTTTTTCTGGGTAAAGATTTGGGGGTTCAAAGATATGATGTCGTCAAGTATCCTATATTCAAGGATCTTGACAGTAAGCAGATGATGAATTTCTGGAGACCGGAAGAGATTGAACTTAAAAAGGATCGTGCTGATTTTCAGACGCTTTCAGATAACGAAAAATTTATTTTTACCTCCAACCTAAAATATCAAACGATGCTGGACAGCGTTATCTGTAGGGGTGTTCCAACCTTGCTAGAGTTTGTTACAAACACAGAGCTTGAAGCGTGTCTTATGACTTGGCAGTTCTTTGAAAAAATTCACAGTCAATCATACTCATATATCATACAAAATGTCTACGCCGATAGCTCAGAGGTGTTTGAGGGAATTTATGAAGACAAGGAGATAATGAAGCGTGCAGATGTTGCTATAACTGACTACAATAATCTGATGGGCATGGCTTGCGACAAGAACAAGCCAACGGATATTAAAAAACAGATATATATGACCGTAGTTAGTATCAACATTTTAGAGGCGATAAGATTTTACGTCAGCTTTGTTTGTAGCTTTGCGTTTGCAGAGAACAAAAAGATGGTAGGCAATGCCGATATTATCAAGTTAATCAAGCGTGACGAAGCACTACACTTAGCAAATACTCAGGCCATCTTGAAGATTCTACATAAAGAGGATTCCGAGGGTTTTGTTAAGGTGGCCAAGCAATGCGAAGAAGATGCCGTCAAGATGTTTGAGAACGCAGCAAAAGAAGAGAAAGAATGGGCGTCGTATCTGTTTAAGGACGGGTCAATTATTGGCCTTAACGAGACAGTGCTTCACCAATATATCGACTGGCTCTGCATGTCTAGGAGAAAAAGCATTGGACTACCATACGACAACGTTGGCAAAAACCCCATAGCCGGATGGACTCAGGCTTGGATGCAAAGCGAAAGTGTTCAGGTTGCACCACAAGAGCATGAAATAACAAGTTACAAAATTGGTGCTAGCAAAAACGATTTAGAAGACATGGATTTTGGAGACATGAGTTTATGAGAGTAGTTGTGGTTTCTGGTTACTTTAATCCTATACATGGAGGTCATTTAGACTACCTAGAAGGTGCCAAAAAGTTGGGTGACTACTTAATAGTAATAGTCAATAATGACAATCAAGTACAGATAAAAGGGAGCAAGCCCTTTATGGATTGTCAAGAAAGGATGAGGATAGTTGAAGCACTTCAGTGTGTTAACAGTGCTGTTGAATCGGTTGACGAAGATGGATCAGTAGTTACAACGCTGAATATACTGCATACCAGATACTCTCTTGAATGGGATTTTGACGAGATGATCTTTGCGAATGGCGGGGATAGGAAGTCAGACAATATACCTGAATATGAGCTTTGTGAGAAGAGAGGCATAAAGATGGCTTTCAATGTTGGAGGAGGAAAAACTCAGTCTTCAAGCGGATTAATAGAAAAGGTAATTGATAATGAGTAAATGTATTGTCACTGGCGGATGTGGATTCATCGGATCTAATTTGGTTGATTCACTCATATATCAGGGGCATGAAGTTGCGGTCATTGACAACCTCTCCGCAGACTGTCACGAAAGCTTTTACTACAATCCGTCAAAAAACGCTTCATATTATGAGCTAGATATAAACAACTATGATGATATTCACAACCTGTTTATGGGTGTTGATTATGTTTTTCATTTGGCAGCAGAGTCTAGAATACAACCGACTATAGAAGATCCAGCCCTAGCACTCCAGACTAATACTGTCGGAACCCTTAATGTGCTAGAGGCCTCTCGTCTTCATGCGGTTAGTAGGGTTGTATACTCTTCAACATCGGCGGCATATGGACTAAAAAACAAACCCCCAATGATCGAAACAATGATGCCCGACTGCCTGAATCCGTATTCGGTCGCCAAGCGTGCTGGAGAAGATTTGTGCAAAATGTACTATACCCTCTATGGGCTAGAGACCGTTTCGTTTAGATACTTTAACGTCTATGGTGAACGACAGCCAACAAGGGGTCAGTATGCACCAGTAATAGGGCTGTTCCAAAAGCAAAACAGAGAAGGTAATCCCATGACCGTTGTTGGTGATGGGCTGCAAACAAGAGACTTTACACATGTATCAGATGTTGTCAACGCCAATATAACAATGGCACTATGTAAAGACAAAGCTGTTTGTGGAGAGCTTTTTAATGTTGGTTCTGGGGTGAGCTATGCTATCCTAGATCTAGTCAACATTATTGGTGGAGAAGATCCTTATTATACATTCATACCAGAAAGACCGGGAGAGGCTAGGTTCACACAGGCAAACATAGACAAAATTAAGTCCTTTGGATGGGAGCCAAAAGTTAAACTTCAAGACTGGCTAAGGGAGACTAATGAAGAATAAAGTAGAGCTTTTAGGATATTACGGAAGCGATGAGATTATCGCCTGTTCAGCATGGACTTCTACATCGAGAGAACTTACAGATGAAAAAAGAGGACGAATACAAAGACTTATCGAAATGCTCTGGGTCAACGGACATGAAACCCCATTCGAGAAAGGAGTGGTGCATTTCCTTGTTGATACTGATATTGCCAGTCATATTCATCTACTTAAGCACCGGATTAGTTCTCTTAACGCTGAGTCTGCTAGGTATAAAGAATTAAAAGAAGATAAGTATTACGTTCCAGATGACTGGGTTCGTAAATGGCAAAACAAACTAATAGAATACACCGAGGCTGGCAATGAACTATATCATGAATGCTTAACTGAACTTGAACCAGTTCTGGGACGCAAGCGAGCAAAAGAGTCAGCACGATTCTTTAAGACTTACAACAGTCAGATTCAAGCTGACATAATGTTTAACATACGTAGCTTCGCTAATTTTATCAATCTAAGAAACAGCGAGCACGCACAGAAAGAAATTCGTGAAATCGCACAACAGATGTGGGACTTGGTTGCCACTATTGAGGGCGAACCATTTAAGTTTACTTTACAAGCAATCTGTAACGGGAGAGACTGATGGGTATCGTAGATTCTATCGTAGACGACATATTAGAAAGGTACGGGGTTTCTGAGGAGATGATTAAAAAGATTACCTCGATTGTTGACGGGGTAGTTAAGAATGTCTCAGTCCAAGAAGTCGGAGATGAGACTTTTATAACGATACATTTAAACGACATAAACTTAAAATTCAAGAGGTGAATTTAATGGACAAAATTACTTACGACGACAGAGAGCCTATGAATCCTGATCAAAAGGCTAGGATGCAAATGTTGATGAGGAACGATCATTATATAGATCCCAGTCATGGTATGGAAGAACTTATAAGAAAAACTAAAAAGTGGCACCACGATAGAAACTTGATTGACGGCAGTTCAGATAAAGATCAGGTTCTAAAGCTACTACAAGAGCTTGGCGAGCTATCTGATTCTGTATGCAAAGAAAAGGATATTAAAGATGATATTGGAGACATGTTGGTTGTTATGATCAATATCTGCGAAAGAAACAAAATAAGCCTTTCTTCCTGCTTAAGAGCCGCTTATAACGATATCAAAGACCGCAAGGGAAAAATGGTAGATGGAATTTTTGTAAAAGAGGAAGATTAAGTGCGTATATAGTATAAATTGACAATCTAGACGGAAAAAATATATGACAACTTATCCAAGTTTATTAGCTGGCAACGGTAGAATATTCTACGCTATGCTTGGTGTTCTTTTTTTTGAGAGAAACACCACAAAAAGCGGAGGAACTGAAAATCCAAATACCTTTACGGTGCTACATGGGGTTCAGTCTGTTGGAGTAAATACTTCTGTAAGTAGATCAGAATACCCTGATTACGGTAGGTTTCAAAAAGAATATGGCTCGTATACTAAGCCAGAGTTTGAGATAACAATAGAAAGAGTAATAGACGGCAAAAATGGTGCTACTTTTTTCTACCAGCCGACAGCGACATCTGGTTATCAGGCAATGCATCTTCTTAACCAAGACAACTTGGGTGCGGATGGTTTTCAAGACGCTTTGAAAAATTATGATATAACTTTGGTAATGGGTGCTAACCAAGCCTATCTAGGCGTTTCTGATGATAATCCAGCCGATTCTGTTAGGGATATGTTTGATGACGCAGGAACAAGCCTAAATACCTCTCCAACCGTTGGTGGACCTGCTCCGTCAAAGGTAGATAGTTTAAATAGTTACAGCGTATGGTCTACGATGCCAAACAATGAAACCGTATCCACCTGTCACGATGTAACCTACAGATGCTGCGTGTTGAGAAGCGTTAGTTACAACCTATCGGTAGAAGGTGCAATGACCGAATCTTTAACCTTCACCACCTCTATAATGACCAAAAATGAAGGCGGGTCAAACATAAATTCCTATCCGGAGTTTCATTCGACTGTAGATGGTGCGGGTACGCTACGTAGGAGAAACGTAATAACCGAGGACTGGAAATACCCAAAAGAAGTAGAGAGAGCCTTTAGATGGACAAATAGAACCAGAGATGCGTCTTTAGATGGGCACAAAGACAGATCCAGCGTTCCTCTGCTGGGTTTACAAAGCGTTACTATTGACGTTTCTATAGACTATAACGAGCTATTTGATCTAGGGGAGTTTGGAGGTGCTAGAGGGGCTCGTGCAAGAACAAACCTTATGAAACAGGTTGCTTTACCCATTAACGTTAGCACAAGTTACACTGGAATTATATCAGATCTTTATTACGGAAATCTTGCACAGCTAACCGACAACGGTATTGATTGGCAGGCTACCGACACAAACTTCAGTAAGGCAGATGGTGACGAAGGATTGGGAATTGACAAGTATAAGGCTGGCGAAGAAATAGCAATATATCTAAAAGGAAACAAGGCCACTAGCGGCGGAACAAGCTATTGGTATAATCTTTTGATGGGCAAGAAAAATTATTTAGTTGATTTTGGTCTTTCGGGAGGAGACACCGGTGGAGGAAACATGGAATGTACACTAGTTTATCAAAATGCAATGGGAGACTTTGCACCAAAAACGCACACGGCAAAGATAGATAACCCAACAGCACCAGACATTTATTAGAAAATAGCAGATGCCAAGAAATAAAAAAACAAAAAATCAACCAACAAGACCAGCCAGAAAAAAGCTTAGAGCAAAGACAGACAATCAGTCTGACTATATCAGATCAATGTCAGAAGCGGATGTTACATTTTGCTGTGGACCGGCGGGAACGGGAAAAACAGCGGTCGCTGTGGGCTTGGCTTGTCAGTACTTGCTTCAAGATAGAGTTCAAAAGATCGTGATAAGCAGGCCTGTAGTTGAATCGGGAAGAGGGCTGGGTTTTTTACCGGGAACACTGACCGATAAAGTCCAACCGTATCTGGTTCCGATTACAGAAGAGATGAAACTTTTTCTAGGAAGAGAGACATACAACTCCATGAGGGCAACAAATACAATTGAAATATGTCCCCTTGAGTATATGCGTGGTAGAAATTTTCATGATACATTTATGATTTTAGACGAAGCACAGAACGCTACATTTGAGCAAATAAAAATGTTTTTGACTAGAATAGGGCTTGGGTCTAAGGCCGTTATAAACGGCGACCTAGATCAAACTGATCTTAGGGGTAACGAATATGGAGGTTTACACACCTGTATATCTAAGCTAGATAATCTTGATGGCGTGGCCATCTGCGAGTTAGATTCTTCTGACATTGTTAGAAATAGTATCATCTCAGATATTCTAAATAGACTAAAATAAATAGTGCATTATCTGAATCTGTTGACCATAATATAGAAATTGAATTAAGGAGAGTAATCAATATGCCTACCTATGACTTTGAGTGCGAAGAGTGTGCGTACTACGCAGAGATATCACAGTCCGTACACGAACCATCAGTGCTAAAGTGCCCAGTTTGCGACGAGCAGACACTAAGAAAAGTATACATAAATCCCCCAGCAATGTTTGTTCGAGGAGAAGCCAAGAGTATAGGGCAGCTTGCCGACAAAAATGCTAGAAACATGGGGTTTTATGAGAAGCAGGATAGGGCGATAAAGGATGGCGTCAATCAGGCCCTCAATAACGAGAAGAACGAAAAGAGAAAACTACATCAAAAAATAACATCCATGACGCCAGAACAAAAGCTAAAGTGGATCAAGGAGGGCGACTGATGATACCAAAAGACAGTCCGGAACCAAAAGATCTGCCCTCTGGTTCCGAGATATTAGGTAATCACTATCCAAAGATACCTAGAAGTCAAAAGCCACATCTGGCTATAGTGACATTGAAAGTAGATGTGAGGGCAATGAATGTAGATGAAACCTTAGATCATTCGGTAATGGGTAACGGAGCGTTAAAAAAATATGGACTAACTAGAAAGGGCCAGTTCCACGTAAGAGGCGTAGACGAGGCCGATTGTATTAGAAAACTAAAAGAAATTTTGGAGAGAATAAATGACAAGGGGTGATAAAGAAGATCTTTCCGGCTTGGATATACCAAAGCCAGCAAAGGTAGATATAAAATTTTACGACACAAGAGGCAACGAGACCAAAGAGAAAAACGCGGTAGCCAAGGTGGTGGCCACGAATCTTGATTATGAAACGGTGTCTATTCAAAGATTTGTTCTTTATGGACGAGGAGAGATATTAGATCCTCACGGGGTTGATACGAGAGCGAACAGGTCTTTTTATAAATACAAAAAGATACCTGAGTCGTCTTTCAATAACTATATAAAGTATCTAAAGACAAAAAACAGAATGTATTTCACTAGAGCTAGAAGATCTATCACGGAGTAGAAAATGAAAAAAGGACCACTTTCAAACAAAGAAAAAGAATATATAACTAAAAATCTGTCTAGATTTGATGGCGACCTATCGTCCCTAGCAGAAAAAATGGACAGATCCAAGCCGATTGTTAAAAAGTTTGCCGACAGCCTAGCTGCTGAAAACAAAGAAGAGCAGGCCACACAGGAGCCAGCAGAACACAAGGCTGGAGACCTATTCGCTAGAAACGAAGAGAGGGGAGTTACGGTTATGACCGAGTCAGCCTCAATGGCGTCTGATGAATCTAAGCAAGGTAGAGAGCCGCAGACGCCCGCTAGATATAGACAGTTCATTCATAAGATCAAAGATTGAGAAGCCGAGACTACACTAAAAGACAATATGGCGATGCCCACAGAGGAACCACGGTTCTTCGTGAGGCGGCCATAAGAGCGGCTGAAAAAAAATTGTCTTGTATTGAAGATCCTGAATTATTCAGTATATTGGTCGATATGCTCGTAAGAGAATATTACGTTGATCATGAGCTATATAATAGACACACAGAGGAAGCAAAATGATTTGTACAAATTTTGATGGACATATGGAAAGGCTCTGTCATCAGGAGCTGATGATAAGCTGGCAGATAACCTTGACAGATGGAGTCAAAGTCTATGGGGATTATGAGAGACCTAATTATCCAAACCCCATAGAGAGATTAAAGGAGCATTGTCGCAAAAACGACGTTGTGCCAGCCAAGGTAGAGCTTTATATGTTTGGTGCTCAGCACAAGGTCTTTTTTGAAGATAGCACGGGACTAGATGGCATCTCTATAATGAGGGGCATCGCAAAGAACCAAATGATGGACGGCTCACACTCTCAATCTTTTCAAACTTTAACAGTGTCGTTACTGCATGAATCGTGTGACTATATAGATGTCGCTAAATACACTTGGCCAAATAATGAATTTGAACAGAAGTCATCAAGAAGAGGATTGTCCCAAGTAAATTTGGACAATATGATTTTTAAAAATGAATCAGAAAAACTCAAAAACCCCAAAGTACAAAAGTATCTCAACCTCAAAACCGTGTAGTGCCGCACAGTACATTGCAGAGATGGTATGTATACGAAAAAGCGAGAGAGAAAACAACGGCAGTCTTGAGTATAAATTTTGGAACAACTCTAAGAACGAACAATATCAGACACAAGTTAGAGTGGCATCAAAGCTTATTAAGAAATATGGCGAGCAGGCCGTACTACATTATCTAAACAGCTCAAGAGGTAGAAATATATATTCTCTTGGTTTTTTGCATAAGTCTAAGAAGTTTGTACTCGCCCTAAACTTTGTAGAAGATGGGATAAAGGAATCAAAGAAAATAGTTGATGAAAAAAACAGCAAAGAAAGAAATGTTATAGACATACCGGACGGCGAATACAAACCAAGAAAAAAGAAATCAAACAATAGCTTAATGTCGAAA